TGCGTAATCTTGCAAAAGAAATGAGCATACTGATGGTAACGGCGTCACAGTTAAATCGTAGTGCTGTTGACGAACAAGAATTTGATCATAGTCATATTGCAGGTGGTATCAGTAAGATTAATACAGCAGACAATGTGTTTGGTATTTTTACAAGTCGTAGTATGCGTGAGCGTGGTAAGTACCAGATACAATGTATGAAATCACGTAGTTCAACCGGGGTGGGTATGAAGATTGACTTAGAATACAATGTTGAAACTATGCGTATTAGTGACAATGGAGGTGACGGCGAAGATAGTTATAGGCCTCAACCTAGTGCTACTCAGATTATGAGTTATTTGAAGCCCCAAATTACCTTACAATCAACAGAACCTATTATAGACCAAGCTACAGGGGAGATATTAGAAGCAGAAAACAAGAAAGTTGTAGTAGATGTTCAGGGGTCAAAATTGAAGTCAATATTAAATAGTTTAAAGAATAAATCCTAAAAGTAGATAAATACTATTAGGAAACTATTATGCAAAAACAAACTCGCAGCCTTCTGCAGGAATTGGAAGCTATTGGCAATAACCGTGATACAAGTCATGTTATTGAGAGTAGAGCCCACAACATCATTACTAGTGCTATCAATTTACTAGAGATGATTAATAGGAATTACCCTAAAGAGCAAGCAGAGATATTAGAGAGAAAGTTACTTGGGGCGATTAAATCCCGTGACCAAGGAAAGTTTTCCAAATCAATAAAGAAAAACAGTGACAAAGAGCAGGTATGAATTTATCGGAATCGTTATCTATATTAAGCAATAAACTATCCTCTATTATATTATCAGAGGCCGAGTTGGCCAAGGCACATTTAACGCATCCAGAAGATATAATTGTTATGCAAGGTAGTAAGGGTTTAGAAAATGCACTAGACCGAATGACTGCTACACTACAACAACCAGAGCAAGCAACAATCAAGTGGGACGGCAGTCCTGCATTGATTTTTGGATATGGTCCTGCAGGTAAGTTCCAAGTCATGGATAAACACATGTTTGACAAAGTAGATGACAGTGGTAGAAATGTTTTTAGTCCTAAACAGTTTAAACAATATGATATAAACAGGGGAGTAATTAGAGACAATTTAGCACAAGATATTGCTAATTTATGGCCTGATCTACAAAAAGCAACTCCCAAAACACCTGGATATTATTGGGGTGATATGTTGTTTGGATCACCGTTACCAGTTACTAACGGAATGTATGTATTCCAACCCAATAAAATAGGTATTGAATATAAGGTTCCTGCAAATATCCCATTTGCACAGCAGAATTTAAAAGGTAAAAGAGCCGGTATAGCAGTTCATCAGTTTATTCCAGCTGATGCACATCAAAAAGCTATTGAAGCAACTCTAGAAGAAAAACGTAAAGGTAGTAACGAAAAATTTAAAGCAACAGATTTTGCTCAATCACTTAATGGTGGTTTAGGACAATTAGTTATTCCTAAAAATTCAAATATAGCAATACTTCCTAGCAAAATGGAAGTCACTCCTACAATGAATACAGATAAAAAAGAATGGGATGCCGCTATTGCGAGAGTTAAGCAAATGTTAATACCATTAGAAGCTAGCATAGATAAATTTGTTGGAGGCATACCTTTAGCCAATGCTACTACAAATAATACGTTCCGCGGTTATCTTACCAGTTATGTAAATCATGAAGTAAGAGAAATTTTTCCTAGTTTACAAACAAGTAAATCACCGGAACAACGTGATGCAATTATTAACAATGTGTTAAAAACAATGGGCGCGGATTTTATGAATTATGTACAGCAGAAGTTAGCTAGTGATACAAAGATGACAGACAATAATAAACAAATGATATTGAATCATATTCAAATTAATAAAAAAGGAATGATGAATTTATATAAAATGTGGGCTGAATTGTATAAGTTAAAAATGCATATATATAATGATTTAGATGTTGCCGGTAAACAGGGACAAGTTAAAGGTTACCTAAAGACCGGAGATGAGAGTCAAGAAGGCTATGTAGCACATGGTGTTAAGTATGTAGACCGTCTAGGTGGCTTTAGCGCACAAGATTTAGCCGGAAATCGCAGATAAATTAAGCCCAAATCCTGGATTTCTTTGTGCCAGGCATAAATAAGTGTAGAGCTATATGCTCACAAACTTAAAGGAATTTTAAAATGGCACAATTTACAAGAACAAACGGCGACTTATATCCCCAAATCAATTATGATGCATCATCATACACCAATCCAGGTGTTAATGCAGTTCAATCGGCTGTTACGGTACAACCGGCCGGCCCAGTACTACAATTTGGTACATTCACATCAACCGTTGGTCACTTGACCGGCGCTGAAGTTACAGCCGCAATACAAACAATTGAGCAACTATCTACAATAATGATGTATGAGTTTACAACAGGTGGAACATACGATACAATCGCATTTGCAACATATCCAGTTGGTGCATGGGATTGGGCAAACGGCGGATCAGCCGATGTTGCAATTACAGTAGTATGTGGCGCAGGAACAACCACTGCTACAGCAACTTTTACAAACTAATCTAATTAGTTTAATAAAGAACTCGGGATTTATTCCGAGTTTTTTTACCTCTATTAAATAGTAGTATGAGTTACACTATTACTTGCTATACACTATTTGATATTACACCTACCGGAGTAGTCAATCGAAGCCGTCCAATTGTAGATGAAGAATTGATACCTTGGCTACACAAAAGAAATACACAATGTAATTTTGATACTGTATTACAAGCAATATCATTACGTAGTCAACCAGAAATATCTAGAATGCCTGAAAAAACACATATACGATTAGATGAATTTACTGACTTTGGTTTTCTATATCAACAACAAGAAAATGAATTATATAACTGCTGGTCTTTTGATTTTGAAATACAACATGCTAGTGTATTTAATGACGATACAAATGATTTAGGGGCATTATACAGCGATTGTGATACAGTACCGATGATTAAAACTGACTCAGTTTGGGACAAGTTACCCTCATTTTTAGATACATCTGCTGAACTTAAAAATATATACTTTAAGGTAGTAAAATATGATTAAGAAAATTAATCCAGAAAAACAGCTAGAAAAACTGATGCAAACTGAGTTTGTAGGACAATTAGAGGATGTTATTATTTTTCAAAATTCCGATAATAGCTATGAGTTATTCAATATGTATCATATTACTAAGAATGATAATAATGAATATATAGTAAAGATGCATACTACATTCACTACTCATAATTTTAATACTCTTAAACATGCGGTAGCCTGGTGTACATTTGATAAAAGAAATCTATTATATCAATCAAATAGGATAATTAAATTGGACAATTTATTAGCTGGATTAGAAGTAGATATATCATTACATACCAAAATGTTTAAAAATGCCAAAAATACTGATGATAGGTTAATATTTTTATCCAAATTAAGTGAAGATAAGATGAAAAAGAGACAGTTTACGGATGAATTATACACATATATTAATGATTCCAAAAAATGGCAAACTAAAAGATTTGACGCAAAACCCTAACAATAAAACAAAAAAGATAAATACTCTATATTAGTCTTGGAATATAACTATGAAACTAACTGAATTTTACAACAACAAAATATCAACTGCTAAACAAGCGTTGAATGAACACTATTCTCTTCCGTTCAATACAAAGAGAATGACCGTAACGGAAACTAAATCTATGCTTAGTAAAGTTCGTGGATTGATTAACGAAACTAAATCATCTACTGAATTTTACCAAAGTCAGACTAGTCCGTCATACATGAAATTAGTGTTTATGGAACAAGCATTAGCTGAACATTTTAGCTATTTGCAGTCTTTACCCAAAACTCGGATCGTCGTAGAAAACGAAGAAGTTGAGAAGTCACAAGTTGTTCTTGCGGCACAAGACATGGTAGACCAAGTACAAAAAATGGTTGAAGAAGTATCTGATATGTTAGTAAAAGAATTACCAGCATTAACCTCAGGTGTTCAAAGCGAGATTGGTGTAAATGAAAGTGAAACTTTCAACCAACAAGTTACAGAAGCATTAACTGCACTACAAGCATCATTGACACAAAGTAAAGGTACATTACAATCTGCATTGAACGGTATTACTGGTCAAGGTGGTGACATGGCTGCTGATAATGCGTTTGGTGATGAATCAGGTGATGTAACTGCTGATTTAAATGTAGACATGGATAGTAATCTAGCCGGTGATGGTGAAGAAGATTTCAGCGTTGATGATGATATTTCTGTTGAAGAACCAGAAGAGGAAGTACCTGTAGCAGGTGCCGGTCGTCTAAAGAGATAATGCGTCTATTTGAATTATCCAATCCAAACCCACTATTAGTTAGATTAGTTGCTGTTACAAGTCAGTTAACTAGCGATATTGATAGTGGTGTTGAACATTCTGATTGGACAGTTGATGAGTTATTACAATACTATAAAGATAATGATATCATATTAGCTAAAGATGATTTGTACGATATGATTAAAAAACCACCATTGAAGAATAAAATTTCAAACATTCAAGGTGATAAGGTTATATTCAAAGGTCAAGAGACTCCAATTGAACCAGAAGAAGAAGATAGCAAAAAAGTTGTCAAACAAATGGCACAAAAAGCAATGAAGTAAGATGATTACAATCACTGAAAAAGCTTCAACCAAAATAAAACAAATAATAACAAAACGTGGTCGGGGTCTAGGAATACGAATAGGCGTCAAGACTACTGGATGCAGTGGACTAGCATATGTTTTAGAATATGTTGATGAATACACACATGATGAATCTACTATTAATTACGTTCAAAATGAGTTTATCGTTTTAGTGGATAGAAAACATGATGTATACTTAAAGAACATGAATGTAGATTATGTGCGTAATGGGTTAAATGAAGGTTTTGAATTCAGTAACCCGAATGAGCGTGACCGATGCGGGTGCGGAGAGAGTTTTAGAGTTTAACCTAAACTCTTGCATTAAATTATAAAATATACTATAATAATCTGATGTACATTCCAAACAAATATAATTATGTTCCTTTACTTAGAGAAACAATAAACGGGTCAAGAAAATACGCTACACCTGATGGTGAAAAACTTCCTAGTGTAACCACAATACTAGATGCTACTAAAAGTGAAGAATCTAAACAAGCATTACAAAATTGGCGTAAGCGTGTAGGTGTTCAAAAAGCACAAGAAATCACAACTGAAGCCGCAGGTCGTGGAACACGAATGCACAAGTGGTTAGAAGATTACATTAAGACAGGAGTACTCAATGAGCCCGGAAGCAATCCGTATAGCTTGCAAAGCCATAAAATGGCCCAATCAATCATTAGTCAAGGTCTTAACAAATGTAGTGAATGGTGGGGTACAGAAGTTCCTTTGTATTATCCAAAAATTTATGCAGGGACGACAGACCTAGCAGGTGTACATGACGGTGATGAAGCTATCATGGATCATAAACAAACAAATAAGCCCAAAAAACGTGAGTGGATTGACGATTATTTTGTCCAGTTAGCAGCCTATGCTAATGCACATAATGAAGTTCATGGTACAAAGATACGTAAAGGTGTTATTTTTATGTGTTCTGCTGATAATCTTTATCAGGAATTCATATTAGAAGGATCTGATTTTGACAAGTATTCAGATATCTGGTTCAACCGTGTTGAAAAATATTATGAACAGTTCTTGTAACGAATAATGATAAATAAGTATAAATCTTCTAAAGAATTATACTTATGGCCATAATCCAGATATCTAAAATCCAGCAACGTTCAGGTAACCTTGTAGACCTACCACAATTATCAGAAGCACAATTAGGTTGGGCCAATGATGCTAAACGTCTTTTTATAGGTACTACAACACCCAATCCAAATGAAAATGTTGAAGTATTAACTGCATATTCAACCATTAACTTTGATCAAATTAACGGTAGTGAGGGTAATCTAAATATTTCTAATGCCCAAACAGGACAAATTTTAACATATGTAGCTAGTACAAATACCTGGGATAATGCAGGTGGCAACGCATTACAGCCCGGTAACCCTGCATTATATACTACTAACGATATTCATTTAGGTAATGTAGCTACTCTTAAGATTGGTGGAGGTGCTATTGGATATGTATTAGAAACTGATGGCGTGGGTAATCTTACATGGACACCCAAATCAACAATTACTGCATATATTAGTGCTGTAACAAAAGCTAATCCCGGAATAGTAACCACCACAGCAGATAATTTCTTTACTGAAGGTGCTCTAATAACTATCACTAATGTTGGTGGTATGGTAGAGCTTAATGGTGGAAGTTTTTATGTAAATGTATTAACTTCTAACACGTTTTCTTTGTACTCGGATTCTGGTTTAACAACTCCGGTAGATACAACTGGATATACTACATACACAACCGGTGGTAGGGCAATATCTAGTGTGGGTGGCTCAGGAACTAGTGCCGCCGGCGGTAGTAATACGACAATTCAATTTAACGATAACAATGTTCTTCAAGGTAACGCTGGGTTTACATTCAATAAAATCACAGGTGCAATGGCTATTCCCGGTAATGTTACTGCAGGTAATGTAAGTGGTACACTAGTTACAGGTACATTAACAACGGTAGCACAACCAAACATCACAAGTGTTGGTACATTAACTAGTTTAACGGTAACTGCTAATACTACTTCTGGCAATTTACATACTGCGGGTATAATTACTGCAAGTCGTTTGGTATCTAACGTTGCTATTGGTACTGCACCACTTACCGTAACAAGTACTACGCAAGTTGCTAACTTAAATGTAGCTACAGCAGGTGTAGCCGGCACCGTAACAACCGCGGCACAACCTAATATTACAAGTGTCGGTACATTAACAAGTTTAGCTATAACAGGTAATGTAACAGCCGGAAATGTTTATGCTAATTCAGGAACAATTGGTGCAGCTAATTTAACTGGTTCATTGACAACTGCGGCACAACCAAATATTACAAGTGTCGGTACATTAACTAGTGTAACAGTAACCGGCAATGCCAATGTAGGTAATATATTAACTGATAACTATAAATATGCTAACGGTACTTCTATTAGTTTTTCCGGAACATATAGCAATAGCAATGTAGCAAGTTATCTACCTACATTTACAGGGACAGTGGGTGCAACAGGATTAACAACCGGAGCTAATACTACTGCAGGAAATATTACTGGTAACTGGACATTGACAGCAGGTTCTAAATTAACAGCAACATACGCTGACTTAGCAGAATATTATGAAGCAGATAGACATTATGAACCGGGAACTGTTCTAGCATTCGGTGGCGAGAAAGAAGTCACGATAGCAGATAGTGGAACAACAAAAGTTGCAGGTATAGTATCAACTAATCCAGCATATGTAATGAATGGTTCATGTGCAGGTAAACATACAGTTGCATTAGCATTACAAGGTCGTGTACCATGTCAAGTATGTGGCAGTATTAAAAAGGGTGATATGCTTATTAGTGCAGGAAATGGCTTTGCACACACAACACCTTTCCCAGTATTGGGTACAGTAATTGGTAAATCATTAGAAAACTTTGATGGCATAGAAGGTATCATTGAAGTAGCAGTCGGCAGACTTTAAAATAATAGGAAAAACAAAATGGCATCATACGCATATACAGCAAACACTGCAACTCCCTCAGCATCAGCAAATATTGCAACCGACAAGATAAGAATTGCTACTAGTAATGTAGGAATACAGTATACAACTAGTTTCCCTAATGTCGCAATAACCGGCACAGTAACGTGTGCTACAACTAGCCCTAATGTAACTGGATCAGGAACATTATTTAATACTCAATTAAATGTGGGTGCATGGTTGGGTAATACTACAGGTAGTACGGTAGGTATAATTGCCTCAATAGTTGACAATACACATTTAACATTAACTGCTAATGCCGCAGTAGCTATTTCAGGTGCAAATACTAGATATAATCCTTTTGGAGTTGCATATAATGTAGCAAATGCTAATAGCACATTTATTCCACCAAATACTATTCAAAATAGTATTATTGTTGGTCAGGGTAATATTGTATCTTACTTAACAACTGCAGGTGCAAACTCACTATTCACTATTACTGAATTGGGTGCGGCACATCTTAATACAGGTACATCTGGTGTAAATGCTACCCCTGCACTCGGTGGACCAGCTAACGTACCAGTAGTTTAAAATCTACCTTTTTAGATAAATATATAATACATTCTCATTCGGAGAGTTTATGCAGTAACCCACTGCGTAGCGTCTAGAACACGCTAATTTTATAAAGGAAAATCAAATGGGACGTCCTCTAAAAATCGCAAAGGCTCAAGCAGTCTTAACTCTTACTGATACAGCACAAACCGGCAGTATCGTTACAATATCAGGTGGAAATCTAACTACATCTCCTACTGTTGGTATAGCTAAAGGAATGACATTCCAAGTAGCTACTACAGTTGGCGGCCTAACAGCAGGTGTTACATATTTTGTAAATACAATACTATCAAATACTACATTTAATGTATCTGCAACAGACCTAAGTGTTCAACCACAAGTTATGGCTACAATGACAGATACAACAACTCAAGCAGTATTGGTATCATTTGGTGTTGTTGATGCTTATTTCAACAACCCAACAGCCGGTGCAGGCTTTCCAGCAACGAATGCTAACACATACGGTGTAGTAGGTGGTAATACAGGTATCGTTGGTAGTCAAATATTAGCACAAGTTGCTATTGGTATCAATGGTACAGGTACTATATATACAAGTAGTGCAAATGCTAACGTATTTGGTGTAGGCACAGACTTCACTTCACAATTAAGCGCAAACTCCGCATTACAAGTTGCTGTTGCAAATACAAATGGTTCAACTGATTATGTAAATTTAGGTTTTGTAACAACATCAGTTGCTGGTTATGCAAATATTGAATTATCTAATGCTACAGCTACTGGAAATTTCTTGACTTCTGTTGGTAATGCTCAACTGTTATTTGCAAATCAACCATTGGTATTGTCAGCAAACATCGGTGGACTAACGGCAGGTACAACATATTTTGCTAGAACTATTGTTAATGCAGCCGCATTTACTGTTTCAACATATGTTGGTGGTGGTAATCTTTCTCTTACAAATGCAAACGTATCATCTTATGCTGTCCAAGACCGTGTTGTGTTGACTGGTTCTGCATCAACTACAGCAAGTAATGCCGCATTCATTTACGCTGATGATGAGGCTGGTTACATTGTTCGTCAAAAAGGTAAAACAAAATATCTAGTTAAAGGTGGTACAACAGGTTTAATAGCACAATGCTATACTGCTAATGCGGCAAATGCAGCGTTAACACCAAATACAATGAACATCTTGTCTACTGATGCAGCCAC